GCGTTATCGTAGAAACTGACTATGTTAAGGTGCTTGATACTGTCGCTGAAATGGTCGCTGATACATCGTTAGTTGTTGGGCAAACAGTTAGGACGCTTGGATATAATTCGGCTGGTGATGGTGGCGGTAACGACTATGAGATTGTAGCTGCTGCTACAGGCACTGATGACGGTGGTACTTTCATTGATTTGAATACACATCAAGCGCAAGGTTTATTCCCTAATGGTATCAGTGTTAGGCATTTCGGTGCTGTTGGTGATGGGGTTACGGATGATACGGCAGCTATTCAAGCGGCTATTGATAATGCGCCACTGGGGTCAACGGTGTTCTTCCCTGCTGGGAACTATTCCGTGACTAGTCAAAGCACTTATGTGTTCACATTAACTAGGTATGTATCTCTACAAGGAGAGAGTGGTAGAGCGACTCTACGAGGTGACTCAGTATCAAGCACGACTTCAATGTTTGGTATAGCTATGTCAGACAATGGTGGAAACCTTGATGTTAGAAATTGGTCGATGGATTCTCTTAGAATGTTCTTCAATGGTGGTGGCAAGCACTCTGTTGAAATTTACGGAGGGTTTCCTTTAATATCATCAAGTATTAGAAACTGTACTTTGACAGCAAATCCTGTAAACGGAGGCCATTCATTTTATGTGTCAGACTCATTAAATTGGGCGCACTGCTTGTTTGAGCTTAACACATGCTCGTCAACAATCTATTTAAAGTGCGGTGATGCTAACGTTTTTACTAAAAACAACGTGTTCCCTGCACAAAACGGGTTTGCGTTCACGTTCGATATTGAGAACGGTGTTAGAAATAATACAGTAAGCGATAACACGCTTGTTGGCAGGGATGGCGCATTACATATTATCAACGGCTCAGAGATACGATTTTTAAATAACCAAGTTGAGCAGAATCAAGCGTATGGTGCAAACACATCGGTTCCGGCATCGAGCGTTTACATAGAGGGCTTAACTAGGATAAGCACAAATATTGTAATTGAAAATAATAACTTCGGTGGCGGTACGAATGTTGATTATAGTATTTATTTAGATAACGCACAGGCTTGTGTAATTACTAAGAACAACTTCGTTTCTTGTGATATTGATGATATTTACTGTACAGCATTGTCGAAATTCAATGTGTTCAAGTTTGACAACAATGTTTACACAACAACATCAAATCCTAGAACAGACGAACAGTTTAAGTGTCAGATAACAACATTATCTAGCTACAATATTAATATGCCAGTAACATTGGTAGGGCAGAATGGTTGGGGCAACAATGAGGCCTACAAAGATGAATTAGGGTACATACATTTTACAGGAGTTACGGCTGGTGGAACAGGTACGGCTGGGACTATAGTTTACTACTTGCCTGTAGGTATGAGGGGGTATCATACGATTCAAAACTTCAGCACTGTTGACTCTACGGGTGCGCTTGCAGCATTCAAAAGTACGGGGACAAATGGGCAAATACAGGTGTTAGCCACATTGCCTAGTAACGCAGGTCTTTTCTTGCCACCTGTTATACAAACAGTTAAGTATAGTTTGGACTTCTAGCCTAATGCACCTAACCCTTAACCGACTCAGCAGCACAGGCCTCGCCACTCCGGGAGTAAACGAGAACGCGACACTTACGGTAAACGCCACAATCAATGTTGCAAATAAACGTACTCACACATTGGCGACACCTATCAGTTATAGTAACAATGACGGGTTGCTAATTCGCATTGATAGGCTGCCAGCAGACGCTGCTGATACTCATACCGATAATATCAAATTGCTTGGCCTCATCCTCAATTTTGTAGCGGATGGTCCTGACAGTGGTGGTTCTGGTCCGTATGATGTTGGACCTGATGGAATTTAGATATTGGTTATGTTGATAAATACTAAAAATTTCCACCCTGATACTGACCCGAAGCTGCTATGCACCTGTGGACACGCTGACTGTGATGAGCGCAGCGTGTCTCAGGAGCATCTGAACCGGGTGCAGAAGGTCAGGGAGATTGTGGGTTACAAGATACAGATGGCACAGTTGTTGGGGCGCAAACATAGTATATAGACATGGAAGAAGATATAAGAGATTTAAGAGCGCGGCTTGATAGCCATATCAATAAATACAATGATGATAAGTCTAACGAAGATAAGAAACATCGGGAGATAATGTCGTTAATTGTTGAGCTTAGTGAGTCGGTGGATTCTCTTGCTTCGTCTACTAATGGTCTTGTCGCAGCATGGAACGCAGGCAGCGGCGTTGTAAAGGTGGCGACTTTGTTGGGGCGGTTTGTGTTATGGGTATCAGTAACATCAGCCGCCTTAGCTGGCGCTCTTCATTGGCTTGGTATGGAGTTTCCAAAAAGATAATGTTATATTCAAAAAACGTAAAGTTCCAACTAGAGAAGGACGAGGGTGTTCATACTGGTATTGCCGGGTATGATATTAAATCAACCTATTACCGACTATATCCTGACGGGTATTTATTAGTTAAAAAAGGCTTTGCTTGGGATGGCGCTACAGGTGCCTTCGATACGAAGAACATTATGAGAGCGTCACTTTTCCATGATGCGCTTTGTATTATGATTGGTAATAACAAGTTACCAGTCGATCATCTACCAGCCGCGAATACACTCTACAAAGAGATATGTATCGCGGATGGTATGACGAAAATTAGAGCGCAGTATCAATACTTAGCAATAGAGCTGTACTTCAGGAACGGCGTTAAGCCTGAAGGCAGCAGGACTATATACGAGTTGTAGGGTCAGAATGTACTCACCTAAGATTAAAATTAACCATTCAATCCGGCACCGTTTATTTTATGCCACTGATTATGGCAAGTTGGGCAAAGCCATCTTACATCTAAAGGCTTTGAATAATCATCGTGGTGCCCGTGTAATCTATTATGCTCGCATTCACAATCTGAACAATGACTAGGTTTAATTAATTTCCCTTCACGTACAGCCTTACGAACCATCGTCGAAGCGCCTCTCTTTATGGCGTTTCTTTCTGCCCAAGCCGTTTTGGCCCTTCTGCCAGCTTCAAGACCAGCCTTGGAAGTAGAGTACTCCTTTCTGGCTTTAACTCTATGAGGTAAGCTAGCCCTACTTTTCTCGTAAGCTTGTATCTTGCTTTTATTATTAAGCTGATAATTTTTAACTTTAGCCTTGTAGCAATCCTTACAGCAAGCGTGACCCTTATAAAAATCACACTTGCTTTTTTCTATTTCACATATATTGCAAATTTTCATTACGTCATCTCCAACAGTTAGAGGCGCTACTATAACCTAATATAAAAGGTAAGTCAAAACATCCCTTTTAGAACGGTAGTTCATCATCAAAATCTTCCATCGAGCCTGAAGGCTGCTTAGGAGCATCGCTAAAATTACCGCCTTGAGCTAGTTCATCTTGATCACTTCCTTTACTGTCAATCATAATCATATCTTGAAGCTTAATTCCAGTTGAATATCTATCCTGCCCACTTTGATCTTTCCATTTGCGAGTATTCATCTTTCCTGAAACGTAAACCTTAGAGCCTTTCTTTAGGTATTTATTACATATTTCAGCAAGCTTACCAAACGCTGATATACTCACCCATTCGGTTTGCTCTACCTTGTTGCCTTGCTTGTCTTTGTAATCGTCCCCAACTGCTATACTAAAGTTAGCAACTGCTTCCCCGCTTGTTAAGTGCCTTGTTTCTACATCTTTCCCAAGACGACCTATGAAATTACATTGGTTTAAATCTTTACTCATTTTATTTCCTTTTCTAATTAAAATTTGTTCTAACCAGCGCATGAACCGGACGCTAAAAACCGCGCCGGTTATGCGGGTGTTATGTGACTAATGGATGGATTCATGTATTTTCTCACAATCATCACCAGCAACCCTATCTCTGCAATCGCAGTCATATCCCTCTGCGCTAATTGGTTCTTTTTGAGGAGTGTCCATATCAAATCCGAAGAAGTCGGAACCCTTCAAGCGACGATTGATTCCAAAAACAAAGAGCTTGAGGGTTTCATCTCTAAACGGAAGGATGCAGAACAGGCTCAAGAAGAAGCCGTCATAAATATCAAAAACGAAAACGAACGCCTTTCTGAAGAACTTAAACATTTTAAATCTCCTAAAAAATTTACCGAACCTGTTGTAATGGAAACAGACTTCGATGTTTTTAAATAATCATTACATAACAAAAATTTCAAAATGGACGCACAAAAGGCGTGCGCCCTTTAAATAAAACGTTAGCTGGATAAATCAGGTATGAGCAAGTTATATCCATCGCTGGTTAAAACCTTATGCCTTTTTTGCTGCAAGTCTCTTGTAAGTTTTCTAAATGCCTCATTATTGTTTTTGCACATATCATCAAGCGTGTCTATATCATCAAGTAGTGTCCAAAGGTCTAAAACCATGCTTTGTAATTTCGTCACGTCTTTTACTTCTGTTAAGTTCATCGTAGCCTCCCAGCTAACAAATCTTTCAAAACGACCGCCAAAAGGTGGCGGCCTTTTAACTCTAATGGTTATGTTTGCTTACAGCTTCTCAATAATTGATATAAACCATTCAAAGCGGATAATGCCATATGGTCGCTTTTGTCATACATCATTAACGTATTAATCGCATTTGCATAAAACGCCGCATTGTCGCCTCGTATAAAAATTCCTGCCCAATCATCACCAAACTGAATTGAACCAGTTTCTACGCGATGTTTATTTTCAGGCATTGGCAACATAACAAGGCGTTCGTCCTGACCCGCTACCTCTGTGGCTTTTTCTGGTTTATCGGTTTGCGTATCTTCTTGCATTTTTATAGCTCCTTCATTAATTCCCGCAGGCTGCACAACTAAAGGCGTTATTTCATGTATTGCATTAACCCAATCTTCGGGCTAAGCACTGCAATTTGCATCATCCTATCTCGCTTCTTTAAAACTGATAACACTTCTTCCAATTTATACGGCTTGGTAGAGTTTCTTTCTTCGGTGCAAGCTGGGCACCGTTTCAATTTTTTAAAACTATCGGCCCTTTCGTTTTTTCTTATGCTAAATAGTTTATCACATTCTGGGCATCTTCGCGGCTTTATATCAACTCTTTTTACAATTTTATTGGCTGCTCGCTTCTTCGCCATTGTGTGATTTGTTAAAGCAGTTCTACATTCGCGACTACACGTTTTTCTTATCCTGAATATACAGGGCCTTTCATCTTCGCGAATTGTTTTAGGACCGCCGCACCATTGACATTCGTTTTCTTTCATAGCTCGCTACCATTTTCAATAACTTCATTAATAAAAGCACAGCACTCAGTTGAGCAAGAATCCAAGATAACGTTAATCTCTTCTTTATTCATTCCATCCAATAACTCAACAGCGCCGTCAGTGTCGTTAGCTTCTAACATATCAGAGAACTGTGTTACATAATCAGCCAAGATGCTAGAGCCGCGTTTTGTAAGATCATCCACTATCTTTTGATACTTGCCCTTGGTGCCTTTCTCGAAAGAATGATATAAGTTTGAAAACTCTCTTTCATCAAGCCCTTTCATTAAGACCGTCATGCCGAAAGCGTCACCTTTTTCAATCAGTTCATCAAAGAACTTTTTTTGTTCTACTGATATGCTACCGACATTTGGCGATGTAACAATCTGCTCTATATCCGCGTTAGCGTTCGACAGGTCGATGGCATGAGCCATTCTTGCGTTCTCATCGGTCAATGGTAGGGTTTTGAATAATCGTCTTATGACGGCCTTCTTAGCCATTTCTATAAAGTCAGTTACCCAAGTGCCAGATTGGTATTTTTTATAACTTTCTGATCTATCCCTTATTTTATGGACCTCTTCTAACGTCATTATTTCTGTTAGATAATCACCGTCTTTTGTCTTGGCCACAGCATATACTCCAACCACATCACCGCGATCACCGAAAGCCTCATATTCATGTAGTGGCGCTTGCCCCATACCTACGTCCTTAAAGGAGTCATTCTGCTTAACAACGGCGGCCTGAATCCAAGCAATCCCGCCTGAGTTAGTTGCTAGTCTTATTAAGCCCATATAAGAAGGCTCAAGATAGACGCGACTTTCCCAGCTCTTCCCGACCTTAACATTTCGAGGGATTAGGTAAGCAAGTTTCTCAGCAGGGTTTAATGAAAGACCAATAGCGGCTACGTTGGTTATTGCTTGCTGTAATGACTGCGGGTTTTTTATTGCAACGCCCATTAGATATTCATTAGCTTTTAATAACTGTATAGCGAATCCTTTTTCAGAAGAATACTTTATACCGTTAGGTGCTATCTCGTTAAACCTTTCCTTGGTATCTTCGATATATTCTGCAATATTCCTGCTCATAATATTTCACCTTCTTCATATTCCATAGCTTGCTCTATGCAAACACGTCTAAATTCATCATCTTCTAAAAACGGATTGGAAACGTCGCTTGTTATATCGTGGCCTTGGCTATCCTTTAACATGATGATCTCTATTGCTTGAGGCTCTATCGCATCGCTGGCATCACCTTCTACTGAGTAAGTAAGCTCATAAATCTCTTCGCCGTACTGCTCGTCAATTAAAATTTCTATTGTTTTATTCATCTTTAGCCGCCCTTTCCATGTAAATTAATTCAGCTATTTTATAAGCCTCTTTGTTAACAACCGCACGTATTTCCTTAACTGCTTTGCTAGTATCACCAATCATCAACTTTCTTAATGCGTTACTAAATTCAGCATTACAACAAAGCTCGTCATCTACTACATTACTAAAGTCAGCAATGTGACTACCAAAAGTATTGAACCGGTCGCCGTTTAATAAAGCTTCTTGGATAATAGCTATCTCTCTTTCTTCATCAACCTCAACCGAGTCATGGTTATCAAACTCGTCACCCATTGCCGTAATGTGGCACGGCATACCTTTCGATATACTCATAGCGCTGCGTAAATCGTGTGAGTTAAAGCCAATATGCTAACGCCAAGGATTGAATAAAAAGCAATCATTGAGTTTCTTATTTTGCGGTTGTCGCGTTCTTCACAGTTTCTTCTTTGGTCAATCATAATTCATCTCCTTCTTGATAATCTTCACCTAGTATTTGATAGCTGGTTATTCCTTTATGCCCACTTGATTTGTTAAACCCTTTGCGTAAATCCTCATCCATTATTTTGATGCTGGTATTAGAATATAATACGCCAAGCAATATCACAGCCTCCCATACTCTCAATTTAACCCCATCAGGAATACCGATTTCACCACCAAACCATCCTTTTCGAGGGTTTGTTATTAGTTTGCATGTTTCTTTTTCGGCGCGTGTAGATTCTATTTCTGTATTACTGTCCCTCCCTTCACTGAAAAAACAGACTAGATCGCCATTACATGGAGTCATCCCTGCTGTATATCTTTTGCCTATGCCATCAACTTCTATAAGCGTATCAACAGGCAATTGGTTATAGTCTATTTCCGTAGTAAAGGCTGATAGGTCTAGGTTACTGCCTATCTCTTCATAATCTTCTATATTCACGCCCTTACTTGTCCAGTCATTAGGGACCCATTCACTATCCCTTAGAATAGCGCCTAATATTGGATAGTCCTGATCTATATAAATCGCATAGATCTCCACATCATTACCTCCAACAGTCTTTTTAACCTTATTTTGCAACTCTTCTAATGAATATTTTGTTAAGTCAATCATTTTTTTATTCCTTTACCGTTTGTGTAAGTTCATATTAGCACGAATAACCACGCTGTCAACACCAAATGAGAAATAATTTAGAAAAGTTTTTTATGCTGTCTATTATTTTAGGCAATAGCAATCATTTAGACCGATTTGTGATATATAAATATATACTAAACCTTTCATCATATTGTTTATACCAATTAGCTATTGGTTGTGAATGTGTAACTAATTACGCCCTGCTTTTCGCCTACTTGTGATCGTAGACTAAATGGTAAGCATCAAACCCATACAAAAAAATCACATAACGAGCGTTTCATAGCTTGCTAAAGCATTGGGTCAGCCTAGCCCCCAGCCACACAAACTTTTTAAGGTTAAAGCTCTTCAGCATTGTCTTTGAGTTTTCAGTCAAGACATCTAAACACTTATTAGAGTTGACCGATAAAGCTGGAATTTGTATAATATACAAACTAGTTGTTAGGTCCTATTTACCTTCAACTATTAGTTAGAGGCTTTGTGAACCTCTAATGGTGTGTAGTATAAACGAAGCTCTAACTTTTATCAACCCCACGTTTCAAGTGACGGTTTTCAAGTTAGGGCTTTTTTTACATTTATTACATTTATCACTTGCATAATGTTTAATCATCGGTTAAAGTATCGTTAAGTTATGAATTAATACTTAAATTTTCAACAGGAGACAGTTGTTATGAGTGATTTTAAAAAAGAATTACACAACCCTATGGAGCTTATTAAGGAATGGTGGCCTGATGCTGATATTAGCCATATTACCTATGACTCAAACATGAAGTCTGACGAAAGGGATTATTGGCGAATCGAACAATCTGGCAGTGATGGGACAGTTGCTTTTACTATTGAAATGCTGCAAAAAGCACTAATACCATTACTAAATAAAACAACATTCTCAAAAATAACAGCGCCGGAGGACTGGGGTAAGGTTAAAGATATTAAATACACTATCGGCAACATTAGACACGCAACTGTATTTGGGATGATTTATTTACAATGCAGTAAAACACATAAATACCAAGGGCAAAGAGAAAGGGTGCGAATACCGGTAAAATGCGAATATGTTTACTTATAACAGCAGTAATAAGCGGAACAATGAATTAATAACAGGGGAAAAGATATGTATTACTTACTAATATTCTTAGCAATATTACTTATAGTAGCCCTTAAAGGCCCAGTATGTGAAGAGTGCGGCGAACGTGACGCAAGTGCTAACCATGATGGCTTATGTGATGGGTGCTGGCTTTTATTTGGTGGCTATGATGAGTAAATTATTTATAAACTTTATGTGTGAGAAAAAAATATGAATTATAAGGATAGAAAAGCAGGCAATAGTATCTTTAGTTTTGCTGGTGATGATGGTCGCATTATGAATACTAGTACGGGATTCAATGCTGAATCTTATGATGACAGTAGAGAAAGTGAGTTTTTTGTCATTAATTGCATCTGGCAAAATATACCGCAAGATAATGATTTCTTTTTTTCAATAAACGAGAGAGATGATAAAAAAGGATTTAATATTGACATTAGGAATATAAAATTTTGTAAGAATACCGCTACAGTTGTAGAGGACTGCCCAGATTGGCTTAGGTTAGCATTAAGTAAATTACTAAAAGTTTGGTAAGCAAGCTAACAGAATGAGCGTAACAGGATGGATGGAAATACCTGAAATAATTAGAGTAGGTGAATAAAAAATGACATTAGAAGAATATTTAAAAGAAAACAAAATTCTTAAGAAAGACTTTGCAAAAAAGATTGGGATATTGCCAAGCTACCTCAGCAATATCTTAAGCGGTAATCGTAATGCTGGGCTATGCCTGGCCATACGTATCGAGGACGCTACAAGTGGCAAGGTTACTTGTAGGGATATGTTGCCTGAAGGCAATTAACGAGGAGCTATAAAAATGCAAGAAACTAAACAAAAAGATAAACCAGAAAAAGCCACCGAATCAGCAAGTAAGGACGAACGACTTGTTATGCGCTACGGGGATGCAGAAAAACAGTGCATAACGAAAACGGAGAAATAAATATGATTGAATTTTTAGAAGCTGTAAATAATATTACTTGGCCTGCGGCATTTGCCATTGGTTGCGCATGCTTTTCTGTGGCTGTTGTCGGCTACGCTATTTTTAAATAGCATCCGTATAACGCCCGTTAATAAGCCGTGAGCGTCAGCGAGTCGGCTTGATAAACCTTGTTATAAGCCGAGGATTAAAGATGAAATATGACACTGAAACAGTAAGACCTACATCAAGATTTATAGAGGCGATAAAAGAACTGATGCGCGCAGAAATGGAACTGATGATTTTGCATGAGCCAGAAAATGCCGATTGCTGGACATGGGGAATCTGCGAAGTTGGAGACTTAGCTAATATTAAGGGGTTGGCCTTTGAGTATGGTGGTGAAGAGTGTAAGCCTAAAAATTTCCCAGAGTTTACCGATTGCTGGGTGAAAGGCATATAACAGCGCAATAAGCGGAATAAACAAGACTTTAAGTTGCGGCTAGGCTAATTACCGAACATTGAGAACCGTACTCAACGCCGCAGCTTTTTTATACGGATTAACTAACGGAGTTAATAATGAAAGACGATATACAATACATATTCAATTACTGGGTTGTAGCGATGGATAAAAACCCTAATAAATGCAAGCTAACCCCAAAGCGAAGCAAGGCTATTAAAGACCGGTTGAGAGAAGGTTATGAGATAGATGATATCAAAGATGCTATTAACGGATGCCGTCAAGATGCTTGGTCGATGGGCGCTAATCCACGTAATAAACCCTTTAATGATATTGAGCTTATTTGCAGAAGTGGTGAGAAGCTAGAGCACTTTGCAGAAAGCACAGTTTCTCAACACGCAACAGCAGAAGAATTAAACGAACCTAGTTGTTTCGATATGAAGCCTGAAATTACAGTTAGTGGGGTTTTAACTAATGAATGATAACGACTCAACAGAATTTCAGGAATTACTTGATACTAACTTCAAGCTATATAACAAGACTTGCCCTGATATCGAGGTAAAACGGGCTTGGTGGAAATTATTAAGAAACTTCGACTTAATTAACATTAAAGCAGCGTTTGGCAAACATTCACTAGAATCAAAGTATTGCCCTAAGCCTGCCGACATTATAGAAGCGCTTAAGGAAATATCTGTTCTACAGAAAAAGGCACAAAAAGAAAATGCAGAAAGGCTAGAAGCTGAAAAGCAAGCAGCATTACCACCTCCGACACATGCTATTGATGTTATCGAAGAACTGGCAAAGGCTCAACTAGGCGAAAATGCTACTGACCACGACATTCTACTTGAAAGGCATTACCAGTTAATAGCACAGGACAAGCGCAAAGGATTGATAAGGTCGCCAAACAGAGGAAGCGAGGCTACGTGTGCTGTGAATCATTGTCACAAGGCTGGGAGCGTTACAGGCAGCTTAAAAGGTTCTGATAACTGGTATTGTCCAGAACATGCGAGGTTATCATGAGCTTTGCACAACTAAGCCAGCAAGAAAAAGACGAAATGAGAGCGCACCAACTCGAATGTATAAAGCGCGACAAAGAGGCTAGGGCATGGCTTAAACGTCCACGAGAAGAGATACAGGATCACCTAGATAGAACTGGCGACGAGAAACTAAGAAAGACGTTAAATTTATTGATGAAGCTGAGGGCAAAGAAATGAGTGAACCAAGAACAGGACTTCAAAATAAAAGCCTTCACTCAACACTTGACGGCTATGCTAATAAGTTAAATGAGGCCGGATTCGATTACCACGTATTCATAGAAAAGGCCCATAAGCGCGGCTTTAAAGTTTTATGGACAAAAGAAAACATGAAGCTATTATTCGATGAAGTAACAAAAGCCATGTACGGAAAGACAAGCTCACAGCTAACAACAGTAGAAATACAAGAGGCTTACCAAGTATTTGAGCTTCACATGATTAAGCAATCAGGTATTCATTATCCTTGGCACAGCAGGGAGCAGCAGATGATAAGCAGTGACAATCAATGGTGGGAAAATAAATAGTAAATAATTGTTTATCTTTTGTTGAAATATGTTATTATCTAGTTATTAATTATAAGGTGATTTATGGACTGCTACATTTGCAACATAGAAAGTAATGATAGTAACCATTGCGAAATATGTAGATACGAACTTCAGCCGCTTATAGACTGGCTTAGCGAAGAGACTGTCAGTAATAGATTCAAAAATAGCAGTATGCCTTTTTTGCATATTAATGAAAACGATGTAATGCTTATAAAAGGTTTTTTAGCCGGCGGTCAAATGCCATTCGGGATATTAGATGGAGATAGATTATACCGATCTAACAACCGCATAACCGGCGCTCTTTTGCGTCCGGTTTATGCGCTAGTTATAATTTAACAATAAAGGTTAATATTATGGAGATGTTAAAAATAATACAGTGTCCAGATAGAAGCAGGTGGTATTCAAGTAAAATTGGCGACACTGTTCCCTTTCTTGGTGATGTGGGCAATGAATACAAAAGCATTGAGGATGAGGGCTATATTAATTTTGTTCAGTATGATGATGCTGTTATAGTTAAAACCTAGAGGACCGATAATGAATGATATAACGAAGATTGATGAAACGCTAAATAAACCTAAATTATTCCCGTTCGAACTGATAGCGGTACATAGCGTTGTTATTAGTAAATATATTCCCGTTAGGGGTTAATGTGACCGTCAGAAAAATGGTGGGTAAGTCTAAAAAATGCAAGTTTTGTAAGTCATCCGCACCAGTTGAATTGATGGTCACGTGGGGGATAGGTTGTTTCTGTTCGACAGATCACGCGATTAAGTGGGCTAGAAAGAAACAACAAGAGGTTAACGAGAAGAAATCACGAAAATTAGCACAGTCGTTAAGGAAAGAACACATTAAGGACAAAAAGGCGTGGGCCAAGAAGAAGCGCGAGTTTAAAGAAAGCGATTTAGCGTATCAGTTGAAAATCACGCAGCCCGTGTTTAACAAGCTTAGGCGATTGCAGGAATTTAAGTGGTTCAAGGATAGAGGATTAGAGCCGACGTGTATTAGCTGCAATAAGCCGAATATGGATTGGTGCTGTGGACATTATAAGACAGTTGGAAGCCAAAGTGAGCTAAGATTTGACGTATTAAATACATATCTTCAATGCAATAGATACTGTAATAAGGGGTTAAGTGGTAATATAAGCGGTAATAAGAACACGCGCGGTTATCTACAAGGTCTTAGAGATAGATTTGGTCAAGAAAGGGCGAAGGAAATTATCGAATACTGCGAAGTTGACAGGGTGGTAGATTGGGATTGTGATGAATTGATTGCTATGCGTAAGATGTTTAACGCTGAGATAAGAGAATTAAAAATTTACTTAGAAATGTGAGGGTTAAACTATGAATATGTGCAGCAAAACAAGGATAGTGATTGATGAATACTCAAGAGCTATTGAGGATATAAAGACCCACTTTACCGATTATGCCCGATCAAAAGAAGATGCTGCGGTAGCTTTAATGATTATTAACGAATTAACAGAGAAGCTTAATTTAGTAATTAATACGCCTAGCGCCGAGGTTGAAAGTGAGTGACGCCAGCAAGGCGTACGGAGTTACTTATTACTTGACGGCTGACGATGAGAGATACCCCACGTTAGTATTAAAGGGGGATTTCGGTATCGTTGGGTATGATTTGAACAAGGAAACTGGTGAGATAAAACGAATATGTGTATGCGCTGCGTATAGCTCTAATGAGTGTTGCTGCGGAGCTTTTGACATGGAGGGAGAAAGTGATTAAAGACACAGTTGAATACCTAAACGGGCTGAGAGAGTTTGCAGCGCCTGGCCAAGAAAGAATAATCGACGCACTAATTGAGTGCGATATGAACTTCACCAAAGCTTCAAAACTACTAAGAACAGATCACAGGGGTAATCAAAGGTCTTTAAAGTCACTAAAAGCAAAAGCGGCGGCTAAAGGTTATGCACCTGCCAATGATATGACCAAGCCAGCAGCAGAGGGTTTTACGGTATCAGGCACAAGTACACTTTATGACGAAGCTGGAAACTTAAAAATACAGTGGGTAAAAACAAAGGCAGATAAAGACCAAGTATTAACCAGCGTTCTCAACTCATTCCAAGATGCTTTTGAGGGCTACAAAGCAACGAGCGAGTTAGTAAAGTCGCCAAAAATCAGTAATAAAGAAATGCTAACAGTCTATCCCATGGGTGACCCCCATTTTGGTATGCTTGCTTGGTCTAAAGAGTGCGGAGAGTCATTCGATCTAAAGATAGCAGAAAGAGACTTGAAGGATGCTGTTCGTAATTTAGTGGATAGGTCCCCACCTTCGCACACAGCAATCATACTTAACCTAGGCGACTTCTTCCACGCTGACTCAAAGAGCAGCACAACAACCGCAGGCACAGACGTTGACACAGATGCAAGGTGGAATAAAGTTTTAAACATAGGGGCAAGGGCCTTGATTGAGTGTGTCTACTCAGCACTAAAGAAACACAAGCAAGTCATCGTTAAAAACGTTATAGGTAACCACGACGAGCACACTAGCCAAGCATTAGCCTTAGCCTTGAGTCTATATTTTGAGAACAACAAACGAGTGACAGTTGATAATTCACCAAGCAAGTTTTGGTTCTACAGGCACGGCAAGGTTTTGATAGGCTCAACGCATGGCGATAGCTGCAAGCCCGAGAAGTTAGCCGGAGTTATGGCGACTGATAAGCCTTTGGATTGGGGAGAAACTAAACACAGATATTGGTATACTGGCCACATTCATTCTAAAAACTCAATGGAGCTAGCAGGGTGTATGTGGGAATCATTCAGGACACTAGCGGGAAAAGACGCATGGCACACAGCACAAGGGTACAGATCAGGGCGTGATATGTCGTCAATTCATATACATGAGCGACACGGCGAAATAGAAAGGCATACGCTCAGTTTGTCATCACTTAGAGAGCAGCAAAATGAAAGTTAAAAGCAGTAAACACTTTACAGAGAACGAGCTTAAATGCAAATGTGGCTGTGGTCGGGCTGAAATGGACGCTGATTTCATGGTTAAGTTAGAACAAATTAGGGAGTATTGGGGTAAGCCAATGTTATTAAGCTCGGCTTACAGGTGCCCAGATCACAATAAGAATGTATCAAGCACTGGTGAGAACGGGCCTCACACAACAGGAAAGGCAGTGGATATACTTTGCTATGGGAATGATGCTCTAGAGCTTATAGATTTAGTAACCGATGTAGGTATAAACGGGCTAGGGCTAAGCCAGAAGGGTTCGTTCAGTAGTAGATTTATTCATATTGATGATATTGAAACTGGCAATAGGCCTTGGGCTTGGACATATTAAAAAACCCCTAAAAATAGGGGTTTCGTATATGCTTTTATTTTTGTTTAAGTGAGTTGGCGAAGTCTTTAATATCTGGTATATCTTCTTTCTTAGCGTATACCCCCCTAACTTCTATTAGCCCTTGCTCCGCCCTGCGCTTACGCAACAGGGCCTGTCTTTCTTTATTTGATTTAGGCATATTAGTTATAAAGTCTTATCGCGTTGTCTACGAACATATATTCTGTATAACTATGCTCACCACCAGTAGGGTCAAAATATATGCCACCGAACCCATCTTCATCAATGAATTTTTCAGCCTTGTCTAGCTCCTCTTTACTTCCAACTAAAAGCATGTCGCCATCGCTAAGCTTATACCCTTTCATTTTTAAATTGATTGTGTTTTTTTCGTCTAATGATAGTAAAGTTGTCATTTTATTGCTCCGTTTGTGATGCGTCTTTCTTAACGCTTGAAGATAGTTTATTGTGTTACGCGTAACAAGTCAACAAGAAAATGTAATTTATTTTAAAATAATTTTTTATGCTATAATAAGGACATGATAAGTGAAGACGCACTATACAATTTAATTGAGCAGTCAATCGAAGAGTTGGCAAGTGAAAGCATAAGCAAGGGCGCTGAGTCGTTAGAGGAGCTAGCTGTGATATTTGCTAAGGCCGGGATGTATCGATCAACATTTAACGACATAAGAAAACACATAGTAGATCAAGCAAAGCAGAGAACTGATGCTTTATTTATTGAAGAGAAGTTAAAACTTGCAGAACGTAAACTAACATTAAAGAGATCAACGAATGTCAAACACTAACAGCAAAACCCCGACAGTATTAGAACTAAAGAAACGAGTCGATAACTTAGAAGCGTTAATCAGCAAACTAGCAGTAATGACCGGGCAGGGTAATATGTTGCTAGAATTCGGCGTGAAACGTTGGGAACCAGGCAAAAAAGATATGAGTAAGTATAGGAGCTAAAATGGCAGCTTTAACAGAAAACCAATTAGACGACTATTATGCGACTGGTTTAGCTATATGGCGAAGAAAGCAAGAAACAGGCGAAACATTAAAAAGCATAAAGCTTGATTTAGGTATTAGTCAGTATAAATTCACTAGAGCAAGAAAAGTTCTAGAGGCTTACTTGAGAGCGGCGTATTACATGAATGATAGCATGTAGACTTTATCTATAGTAGAGGTATTTAGAAATGACAGCGAAGAGAAAGAAAACGGGAGGTAGGACGGCAGGAACACCAAACAAGGTGACTAAAGAGCTTAAAGATATGGTTTTAACAGCTTTAGATAGAGCTGGAGGTATTAACTATCTTCAAGAGCAGGCCGAAGCTAACCCCAATGCTTTTCTAACACTAGTGGGTAAGGTGTTGCCTTTATCGATTAAAGGCGATGTTAACGTAAGGCATATTGTGAAAGTTGTCGATTTATCGGGCCAAGATGACAGCAGCGACGATTGAATTCATAACTAAGCCCCAAGGCAAGGCATTAGGTGACTTTGCACGCTCATGGGACCGCGTTGAGTTTATTATGGGGCCATTGGGCAGTGGTAAGACAGTTCAAGCCTGTCAGAAGCTATTTAATGCTATGTGCAACCAAGCACCCAATGAGCAGAACGTTAGGCCATCAAGATTCTACGCAGTAAGAAACACATTCCCCGATTTAACGACTACAACGATCAAAGATTGGCTAGAGCTTTATCGTGATTTAGGCAGGTACACAGGTGGAGGCTTAGAGCCACCAACGCACAGATTAGACTTTGATCTAGAAGATGGAACGAATGTTAAATCAGAGCTTATATTCTTAGCCTTAGACCGTGCTGACGCTGTGAAAAAACTCAGGGGTGCTCAAGCTACAGGGTTTTGGTTAAATGAGGTTAAAGAGCTGAATAAGGCCGTTGTTGACATGGCAGACTTAAGACATGGCCGTTATCCATCTAAGGCAGCTGGAGGCGTCAGCCCAACTTGGCACGGCATGATTGGCGACACTAACGCACCAGATGAGGACCACTGGTATTATGATCTAGCCGAGAATATTCACCCTGAGGGCTGGAACTTTCACAGGCAACCGGGAGGAGTTATACAGCAGGGCGACAAGTTTATCATCAATGAAAATGCCGAGAATCTTATTAACCTTCCCGATGGCTATTACATCAAAGGCATGCAAGGTAAGTCACCAGATTGGATAAAAGTCAATCTAGCGAATGAATATGGCTTTGTTGCTGATGGTAAGCCTGTTTATCCTGAATATGTTGATTCTGTTCACTGTATGAGCGAAGAGTACAAACCATCACCGCATTTACCAATAATTTTGGGCGTTGACTTCGGTAGAACGCCTGCCTGTAGCTTTATTCAATATGATAAAGCAATGGGCAGGTATATAGGATTCGACGAGCTTGTGACGGAAGATATGAGCGCGGCTGTATTTGCACCAGAATTAAAACTTTATATAGATCAAACTTACCCCGGCTTTACATTTCAAACAGGTGGAGGGGACCCAGCAGGCGACCAGAAAGGCCAAGCTACCGAAATGACACCGTTTAAAGTATTGTGGAAGCATGGAATAAACGTCCAGCCAACACACACAAATGACCCGTTAGTTAGGCGATCATCAATCATTAACCCTATGAAACGCCTGTGTATGGATGGCAAGCCAGCATTTATGATAAGCCCAAAGTGTAAGACTTGGCGTAAAGGTCTAGCTGGTGGATTCTGCTATAAAAGAAAGCAAGTGGCAGGGGATGAGAGGTATCACGATGAGCCGGACAAGAATAAGTATTCTCATGTATGTTTTGTGGCTGGGACAATGATCTCGACTCCGTTTGGTTATATAGATGTAGCGTTGTTGAAGGAAGGTGATTTAGTTAACACGCCATTAGGCGCTAGAAAGATTTTAGCTACAGGCAGTCGAAAAGCTTTAACTATAGATGCTGGGTTTGCAAGGTGCACACCAGATCATCCTGTTTGGACGCTAAATGGATTTATTCCAGCTGATGCGGTAAAATACAGATTTATTTCAAATGAGGGTAGGTTATGGTCATACCATTGGAAGTTTTACCGATTAGGTCTAGCGCTAAAAACAAAATTTATGAGTTTAATGGGGTTAGGTTTTATAAAAGAGACGGGTATTATAAAAGCGTTGATTCAAAGTATTTGCACCGCGAAGTATATATTTACCACAAAGGTAAGATACCAGATAAGCACGATGTTCACCATGTTGATGGGAATACCTTTAATAACTCACCAGAAAACCTTATGTGCCTACACAGTAGCGAACACCACAAGAGGCACTGGAGAGAAGATAGGGATAATAGGGAAAAAACAGCTCTTCGTAACATCGAAAAGGCGCAGAAGGAAGCAGTTGAGTGGAGAAAACGTAACCAAGACAAAGCCAGAGAAATTGGCAGGAAAGGGGCAGCGGCATTATTCGCGAAAAGCACTATCGTTAAGAAAGCTTGCGTGGAGTGCAATGAAGAATACTCTGTTAGGTCAACATCTGCATCCAGAAGTAAATGGTGCGGTCAAAGGTGTAGAGCAAGAACATATAGAAGAGAGGGTCGTATATAGCATTGAAGTTGAAGAAGCTCATTGTTATTACGCCAATGGAGTTCTGGTTTCTAATTGCGAAGCCGGCGAATATGGATTATTAGCCTGTGGAGAAGGTAGGGCAGCTCTAAAACGTGAGTCTACAGAGTTTGAAAGGCCAATTGTGGCAAGAACTGACTTTGATCTATTCGAATGAAACCTAGTGAAGAAGTGTCAGAAAATTGGCACATTGTATTTATAAACGCAGAAAACGACAATATTTTGACGAAGTATCTTCAAAAAGGCTTCCAACATGTGTATGCTATGAGGGAAACAGAAGGTGGATATTTATGGCAAGTTATAGACCCAACACAGTCACACATTCATTTATCGCTGGTGTCAACAAATGATTTCCCCCATCCAAGGCTATATGCTGGGGCTGACGCTGTGATTATCCCTGTAACTGTTCATATATCACGCAAGTCTAAAATGGCTCGTTTATGCGTGTTTAATTGTGTAGAAGTAATCAAGGGCGTGCTGGGAATTAAAGATTTCTTTATTCATACGCCGTATCAGTTGTATAAATATCTAATCAATAGGAGTTAATATGGGTGACGTACTAGGCGGTAAACCAAAAAAACCAGATGATAGCGCGTTAAAGGCACAGCAGAAGAAAGAAGAGTTGAGACTTGCTGAAGCAGATGATGAGGTTGCTAGACGTAAGGCAATGGCAACAAGCAAAGCAGGCGGTCGATCATTATTAGTGTCAACGTCAGAACGTGGCACTAGCGGAATGTCAAATAAGCTAGGCGGTGACTAATGGAAACACCGAAGGGGCTAGGCTCAGTTACAGACTTAATCAAGCGCTTTGATGAGGCTGCTCGTATTCGTGAGCTGTGGCGAGCATTGCATCAAGAGGCGTTCGATTACGCAGCACCTAACCGTGAGACGTTCAATGATCATTCGCAGGGTCAATCAAAGAACCGTCAAGTTTATGACTCTACCGCTGTCCTAGGACTCCAGCAGTTTGCCAATCGAATACAGGGCGCATTTATGCCACCTTGGCAAGAGTATTTGGAGTTCGTGGCTGGTTCGGATATACCAGAAGCAGACGAGGACAAAGTGAATGAGGACCTTGAAGAAATCACTTCTCAGGTATTTGACGAGCTTAACCACTCAAACTTCTACACAGAAATAGCACCGACACTGATTGATCTAGGTATCGGCACAGGCGCTATTGCAGTAGAAGAGGGGGATTTTTCCAAGGGCGAGGTGATAAGGTTCAGCAATATACCTTTAGCCGAGTTATACCCAGAAAAGCCGCCTTCTGGCCCAATTGAGAGCACATGGCGCAAGCAGAAGGTTAAGCCTTCGCATATTAAACGACTATGGCCAAGTGCGGAATTACCTGAAGCATTAGCAAAACTAGCAGCTAAAGAGTCATCGAAAGAAGTAGAAATACTTAACGGCGTACTATTTAACCCTAAAGATGGCAAATATCATCAAGTCATCATCTACAAGCCGCTTAAAGCCTTAATATTCACCCAATCATTTAATAGCAAGCGTGTTATTCCTGTGCGCTGGCATGTAACACCGGGCGAGGTTTATGGGCGTGGGCCCATTGTCCAGATGATCGCAGACATTAGAACAGCTAATAAGGTGCGCGAATTCACGTTAAAGAACGCAGCAATTCAAATGACTGGGGTTTATACGGGCGTTGATGATGGGATTTTTAACCCCCATACCGCACGAATAGCACCGGGCGCGATACTTCCAGTGGCTAGTAATGCAAGCGGTAACCCTTCGCTATCAGCACTACCAAGAGCAGGCGACATTGGTTTGGGTGGCGCGTTACTCGAAGATTTACAAAACGGCATTAGAAAAGCTCTATTTGCTGACCCAATGGGTGATTTATCCGACCCGGTACGAACAGCAACAGAGATTACGCTAAGAAATCAGGACATGCTTAGAACTCAAGGCGCGAGTTTCGGTAGATTAAAGACAGAGCTTATCGAGCCATTGATGACGGCTGTTATCGACATTATGCAATCATTAGGCAAGGTGCCTGATTTGCGAGTTGATGGTCGAGAGGTGACAATTCGAATGACTAGCCCACTAGCAAAGGCAGAAGGTCAGGAAGATTTTCAAAACAGCCAATTGTGGTTTGGCTCAGTGGCGCAGTCATTACCGCCTGAAGTAGTAGCCGCTTCGGTCAAGATCGAAGATCTACCGCGTTATTGGCAGGAAACATTGGGTGTCCCAGCTTCATTAGTAAGATCAGAAGATGAAGTGAAACAAATTACAGAATCAGTACAACAAGCGGCTGAGCAATCAATAGAGCAAGGAGGTCAAGTTGCAGGATAGGAATTTCTTTGATGAACTTGGGATTGAGGTTGACCAAGAAGAAGTACGTAAGCAAAAGGCAGAGCTTCAAGCTAAAGCTGAGAAGATCGACTACTTGATTCATGCTGTTTTCGAGCAGAACGAGAAAGGCAAAGAGCTTCTAGCTATGTGGAAAGAGGCCCTGATCTTAAATAGCACAGCAGAGCCAAACATGGGATATGTCGAAATTGGTATTAATGAAGGTCAGAAACGTTTTATCCGTCAAATATTATTAACAATCAAGCGCGTGGAGTCAGGCAATGAGTGAAGAAAGCGAACAAGCAGAACCAGCAGCAGGTGAACAAACAACAACCGAACAGGCAGCAACCGAGCAAACAGACCAGAAAACTAACGAACAGTTAGTTGCTGAAGCTGTTAATGGTGAACAAGAAACCCCGACATGGAGCTATAACGAGGGCATAGCTGGCGAAGGTGAGCCGCCTGAATGGTTCAAAGCTGATAAGTATAAAACAGTGTCAGAACAGGCTAAGGCTTACACAGAGCTAGAAAGTAAGTTCGGCTCGTTTACCGGGGCACCTGAAGATTACGCGCTAGAGTTGAGCGAATCATTACAAGAGCAAGGCGTACAGATTGACGACGACGACCCAATCTTGGCAGAAGCTAAAGAATTTGCCAAGAACTCAAACATGAGTCAGAAAGGCTTTAATGAAATGGTCGAGTTGTATTCAATTACAAAGATCGCAGAGGCACAAGCATTAGAACAAAGCAAGCAAGATGAAATAAAAGCTCTTGGTAATAACGCACAAACACGACTAAATAATCTTAGTGCGTGGGCCAGTGCTAATCTAAGCGAGGATTTAGTCGAAGGCTTCCAGCAGATGACAGCAACCGCAGCTAGTGTTAAAGCATTAGAGCACATGATCGGGTTAACTCGTTCGGCACCGTTATCATCCGCTGATCTTCAAAGTGCTGGCGGTGTAACTGAAGAAGAAGTTAAGTCAATGCTATTTGCTAAGGATGAATTCGGCAACAGGAAGATCAACAGCGACCCTTCATTCAAAGCGGAATACGAAAAGAAACGCGATGCCTTGTGGGGTTCTGGTGAGCATCGTGTTGTGGTAGGTGGCTAAGATGGCTGTTAGATCAATCGGCGGCACAATAACCAGCACAGGTGCTACCGAGTCAGTAGAGCTAAACGGCAGCGGGAATGTTTTGCTGGACTTCTCAGGAGCAGTAGCGACCATTAGTCTAGAAAAGTCATTCGATGATGGCAGCACATGGCATGTTGCTAGTAAAGACAGCGTGCCTAATCCAGCTACTTATACAGACGATATTAACGGAGTAGTCGAAGAGCATGAGTATCATGTTCTTTATAGGTTCAACTGTACAAGCTATTCGTCAGGCACCATCAACTACAGGATAAGCAGATGAAGAAACTATTTATAAAGCTTAATTCGTGGTGGGTTGGTTTTTGTTTAATCAGAGGTTGGAAAAAGAGAGGACGGGGATAATGCTAAATAACTTATATAAACTTGTTTGTCAGTATTTAAGACTGACAGCGAAACAAATTGCTAGGCCGTTAGGGTCCGGCGGCTATCAATCAGGCGCAGTTATGCCTGAGTCTCGCTTAATGGCTAAAGTTATTCGAGCAAATGGCGATATAGAGGAGCTAGGCATTGTGTCTACTAAGGTGGTAACTACCGCCTTTGTTAATTTCCTTGTTGATCAGCTCCAGTCGTCTACTGGTCAAATAGCCAATTTCAGCTTTCATGAAATGGGTACAGGTGGCACAGCCGAGTCAATAGGCGACACTGCCCTTGTTACAGCCGTAGAGACACGAACCAACGGGACGCAAGCAGAAGGCGCAAGCGCTAACATTTATCAAAGCGTAGGGACGGTGACAGCAACAGCTCCAAGGGCAGTAGTTGAGCATGGTTTGTTTGATGCGTCAACAGCAGGAACGTTAATGGACAGATCGGTATTTGCAGCTATTAACTTAGCCACTGATGACGCTATTCAGTTCACGTATGAGCTAACGGTGCCCTCAGGAGGCTAATATGGATGATGTTATAGCAGTAGCAAGCCAATGAAAGTAGAGGGTTACATAACAGCAGAGGATGGCACTAAGTCTTGTCCTATCGACGTGTGTCATTCTGTTTGCTGTAAAGCTACGCATCATATCCCTGGATTAGCTGGCCCATGTTCAGAATTAACTCAAGGCGGCTTATGTGGATTACACTTATCTGGCAAGCCGAAAGGGTGTAGTCAATATCCGAGACATCAAGCTGATATAGACATGATAAACAAGCAAGCAAGAGAGGCTGGATTTACCGAGCGTTGTCAACTTAGGGTTGTTTAATGGCTCAAGACCTCACAGGCGTAACGCTTACCGCCCCAGCGTCAGACCCAGCAATCGACACAGGTCAGACGTTTACAATGTCCTGCACCTATACACAGGCGGGTCATGGTGGGGAAGAATCCGTAGATTTACATTGGGAGTTCGCCACTGTATCGGGTGGGCCATATAGCGCAATACCTACCAGTGATGTAGGCTCTTTATCGGTTACAACTAATCCTACCGTCGGAACTGATAGCACCATAACACACTCGGTCACAGTTACAGGTGATGGTGGAGGTACTTATTACGTCCACATAAGAGCAGTTGGTCAAAGCTCTGCGGCCTCTTTTGAAAATGGTAATCAGATTGTTACTGTTACGGCGGGAGCAACTACCACGCCACAGACTGTCACAGGCTCGTTAACTCCTGCTGGGGCATTAGAAAAGCTCGTTATCAAGTCAGAATCTGGCTCAATGACTCCAAGCGGCGTTATTCAGAAGCAAGTTAATTTAGATAAATCAGGCAGTATTACCCCTTCAGGCATAGTAAATACTAAGGTTGTGGTGCTACAGAGTGTATCAGGTGCAATAACTGCGACAGGATCGTTATTAAAGCGCGTCAGCAAGTCATTATTAGGTTCTTTTACGCCAAGCGGACTAATCGCCAAGCAAATCAACAAATCAACCGTAGGCAGTGTTACACCAAGCGGTTCAATATTAAAACGAGTTGAATTATTAAAGTCTGGCTCGATAACGCCGACAGGTATCTTAGATACTATTTTTGCGACGATGCTTAATCTTGCAGGAAGCATCACTCTCACAGGCATACTAAATACGCTCTACGTCCCATTTGTAGGCGTAAGCAAGGCATACGCTCGTATTAGAGGCGTTGTTAGGGGCGTTATTAAAGACAGGAACGAGGATATATAGCAGCCAAAATATTGACTAATAGCAATAACGTCATGATGAATAACGTCAAAAAGTTGACACTAGATCAAAATAGTATTAATATCTAACTAACTTCTATCCGATACCCTCTTATGGCCGGAATTGTGGAAGGCAGACTAAAAAGATTAGTTAAGCCACCCGATTTCGGTCACTGGTAAAACTAAACAAAAGTTTTATTAAAATATAAGAGGCTATTAAAATGAGTAAATTTCTATCTAATGCCGCCGTTATTGAGTTCGACCAAGAGGTTAAACATCAATATCAAGGGCAAGGCAATCTACGTGAGACAGTCACTAATCGAACAGGGGTGGTAGGCGAGTCTTATAAATTCACACGCATGGGCAAAGGTGTTGCTAATCAAAAAGCATCACAAGCAGATGTTACGCCTATGGATATCGGGCATGATCGCCAAACAGCTACCTTAGCCAACTGGAACGCGCCTGAGTACACAGACATTTTCGATCAAGCAGAAGTTAATTTCGATGAAAAGCAAGAATTAGCAATGACTATCGCTAATGCTATTCGTCGTCGTGAAGATCAGATTATCATTGACGCAATGGCAGCAGTAACATTCGCATCTACTAACGATGAGGACCCCGATACTGGTCGAGTCTTTGATATTTCAGCTACACGTAACTTTGATTTATCCGCTATTCGTAGCGCCGCTGGTCACTTGGATGATATTGAGGCTGAATCTTCAGATCGCTACATTGTATTACGTGCCCAAGCTCTTCAGAAGTTACTAGAAGATACCACTGTTACTAGCTCAGACTATGGCGTTGTTAAAGCCTTAGTTGATGGTGACTTAGATTCTTACATGGGCTTCAAGTTTAAGAAGATCGGCACACGTACTGAGGGCGGCTTACCGGGCGCAGCATCCGACCGTGTAGCATTTGCCTATCAAAAGTCAGCTATTGGTCTTGCTATTGGTCTTGACATGAAAACGACTATTGATTGGGTAGCACAAAAAACGTCTTGGTTGGCGAATGGTCTATTTAAAGCTGGCGCGGTTGCTCGTGAACCACAGGGCATCGTTAAAATTCAATATGACGAGGGGGTATAATCATGGCTTTTGCATTATCTGGATTCTCACCTGACGGTCGCGCTAATGGCGTGCGTATTCATACGTATAGCTCAGCAGACGCAATCGCAACGGTGAACACATCAGGTTACTTTAACGATCTTTCAGATGTATTGAATATTCGTGACGTGATCTTAGTTGTAGACACAGCCACACCCACAACGTCTTTTGTAAGCGTTTTGAGTAATGCTTCAGGTGTTGTTGATGTGTCAGATGGTTTAGCAGTAACTGAAACGGATACTGACTAAATAAGGGAGGGTATGCGCCTCTAATTGGGGCGCATATCATTAACATCAGGTTAACGCCTGAATCAAGGGGGAATTGTGGCGACAGGTATTAGTATATGCTCAAACGCATTATTATTAGTTGGGGATAGCCCTATATCTTCATTCACCGAAGCAGGTGCCGGGCCAACTGTATCGGCTAACTTGTACCCTACTATCTATGAATCATTATTATCTTCACATCCTTGGTCATTTGCTTTTAAAGAGCAAGAGTTAAGCAAGCTCTCTCAAGCACCAGACAAAGAAACAGGATTTAGCACAGCGTACCAGTTACCAACTGATATGCTCAGGTTGTGGCGAACAATGCCGCACACTAATTACACAATAAGCGGCTCATTACTTTATTGTAACGAGTCGAATATGATTGTTAGCTATACGCATAAGCCTAGTGAAACAGTATTACCAGCGCACTTTATTGACGCTTTACAGTACAGATTAGCGTCAGACTTTGCTATCTCAATAACAGAAGATAGAAACAAAGCAGAGTATTACGCACGATTGGCACAATTAGCGCTATCAAAAGCTAAGAGCATAGACTCACAGGGCAGACCACAAACAGCTATTGTGGATAGCCCGTTTACAGACGTGCGGAATGGCGGAACGTATTAATGGCTGATTTATGGACCTTTCAAAGCTCAATGGTTAGAGGCGAGTTAACGCCACAATTAACCGGAAGGGTAGACTTAGCAGCTTATTACAATGGACTAAAGACAGCAACCAATGTGTTGACCATTCCACAAGGCGGCGTAAAAAAACGTTACGGAATGGAGTATCTGGCAGAAGCAGAAGGCAATGGAAGGTTAGAAACATTCTCGTTTAATGTTGAACAAAATTACTTGCTGGCTTTTTCAAACGGCAAAATGCAAGTATTTAAAGACGGGGTATTGCAAACAAACATCAATGGTACTGGTAATGATTACCTTGTTACGCCTTGGACGCTGGCTCAGATTGAGGAGTTTGATTACATACAGTCGGCAGATACAATCATCATCACGCATGAAGATGTAGAAACAAGGACAATAACTCGTAGTTCAGACACGAGCTGGACAATAGCGACAGCGCCATTAGTTAACATCCCTCAGTATGATTTTAACGACGGTAGCAGCCCAACGCCCGTTAACAATACGCAGGAAATTAACTTTGCTAATCATAACTATGGCGATAGATATAAGATAAGCCTTAACGGGATATTAACCGAAGAGATTGTTCTTTCATCTAGCGATACCACTAACCAGAACGATATAGCTGACGCTTTGTTGGCTTTGCCTAATACTGGTAATACTGGTATTACCGTTGACACTGTGACAACACTTGATACTTATGAGATCACATTCTCAGGCGATTCAGCCGAAGATTGGGATGAATTAACAGTAACACCGATTTCAACCAAGAACACCGGGTTTGAGGTAGTAACAACAGTTACCCAAACAGGCGTATCTCGTAAGGAGGACGTGTGGAGTTCTACGCGAGGTTGGCCAAAGACCTGTACTTTCCATGAGGGGAGGTTGTGGTTTGGGGGTTCAAAAGAAAGACCTGCGACTATTTGGAGCAGTCGAGTTGGTGACTTCTTTAACTTCGATCAAGGTCGGTCAAGAGACGATGAAGGCATAACAGCAACACTAGACAGCGACCAGATCAACGCAGTGACGGCAATGTTTTCTAACCGATCATTACAAGTATTCACATCAGGCGGTGAGTTCTATGTTCCAGAATCACCTATTACGCCAGAAAATATCGCGGTATTACCACAAAGTAAGTTAGGAGCCAAACGTGCAAGACCTGTCACAATTGACGGTGTTACGCTATTTATTCAGCGCACAGGGAAGGCGATTAATCAGTTTGTATTTATTAACGAGTTTCAGGCTAATGAATCAAGGTCAATCTCAGTATTAGCGCCGCATCTTATCAAAAACCCTAAAAAAATGGCATTAAGGGTGGGCACTGAAAGCTCAGATGCTAACTATGTGTTTATGGTGAATGATGACGGCACCGTGACTGTTTTTAACACACTAGCTAGCGAAAACGTAACTGCCTTCACTAGCTGGAAAACAGAAGGCGCGAGCGGATTAATAAAATCCGTAGCCGTTGTGGACTTTAAAGTTTACATGCTGGTTGAGCGATATATAGACGGCAATACAGTTTATTACATTGAAGGCGAGAACGAGTTATTGAATACCGATTCAGGGGTTATCGGAACCGGGCTGGCTAGTGACACATTGACCGGCCTTGACCATTTAGAAGGCGAAACAGTAAAAGTTAAAGCAGATGGCGCAGTACAAGCAGATCAAGTTGTGACATCAGGCCAAATAACTATTGGTAGAACAGCAGACACAATCGAAGCGGGGCTAGAATACCAGCCTATTGTTAAAACAATGCCGCTTAATATCGGCTTACAAAATGGCCCTAACGCAGCATCTAAAAAACGAATTAACCGTGTAGCGGTGAATATGTACGAGTCTAACGGGGTGATTGTAAACGGGCATCGTCTGGCAGATAAAACAATCGGTATAGATCAATTCGACGCACCTACGCCACAAACAGAAACAAAACGAATCCACCTAACAGGATGGAGTATCGAAGCGGATGTAACACTAACGCAGGACACGCCTATGCCTTTTCAAATATTAAGTATCGGTCTTGAGGTAAAAACATAATGGCAACCTTAGCAGCATTACCAATTAGTAGTCA